AGTTGCTAAATGACTTAGGATATAATACAGAGTTTTTAAGGTGGCAAGATATGGATTGTGATAATTTGTTTGAAATAGTAAAACAAGTGTTAGGAGAAGAAGATGGAACTTGATGAAAAGGTTGGTAGGCCAACCGGAGAAAGATTATTAAATGATCAGGGCAATATAGAATATAGAGTTGGCGGTCAGCCAATGTTGTATGTACCTAGAAACGACACCGAACTTTCAGTTATAGACATATTGCTTGATAAAGATTATAGGGGGATAACACATAAAGAGAAAGCAAAAGTAGTAGGGATATGCTGGGAACATTTCTATAGAATAAAAGCCAGGCAAGAAGTTAAAGCTGTAATGAGTTATTTAATATTAGATGATTTTAAAGATAAACAGGCAGAATTGTTGGCTCGATCATTTAAGTTTGGGATGGAAAACAGGCGTAACTTTGCGGACAGAAAGTTATGTGCTGAAATAATGGGAATGAAAAAGGACACAAAAGAAGTAAACATCAACAAGAAAACTATGAACGTGAATATGGAAGTAGGGAGTACAACTACTGCGGAATTAGAAAGCATGGTAAAACAAATGATAAAGAAAGACCCGTCATGTTTACCAAAAGACATGATAAGAGAAATGGTAAGAAACGACCCATCACTAATACCAATAGAAATTGAAGCTACAGAGGTAACAGATGAATAAGCAACCAGGAAGTCTTGAAGAAGCACTGCTTGAACTCAAAGACAGGCAAGATACAGAGGTATATTTTGAAAAGAATTTTAAGATAAAAGACAAGAAATCTTCTGTTATGATCCCGTTCAAGATAAACGAATCTCAAAGAAAACTAAAAAACATTGTAGACAATTGGGAGAGGTCCGGAAAAAAGGAAACTCTTTTTATTATTATATTAAAAGCTAGACAGCAAGGATTTTCAACATACACAGAAGCAGACTTATTCAAAAGAATATTACATGAGAAGAACAAGATAGCAATGGTCATATCATATGATGATGACTCTGCTAAGACTATAAATGAAATGGCAAACAAGTTCTACCAACATCTACCTCATAACAAGAAACCTTACAAAAGGGAGAGCAGAGGACAAGGTGTTATACTTGAAAATCCTAAGTTTGACCCACAAAAACCTATATCAGAGAAAAACGACCCTGGACTGCAAAGTAAATTCCTTGTTGAAACCTCAAACAACGTAAACGCAGGTAGTAGTTATACAATAAATTACCTTCACATTTCCGAGATAGCCAAGTGGAAAGGTGACATATCAGCCACCATGACGTCATTACTACCATCTATTCCAATGGGGAGTATAGTTATCATAGAAAGTACCGCAAAAGGGTATAACTACTTTAAAGACATGTGGGATGATGCTAATGAATATATCATAGAGAATGGCAAGAGAAGAAAGAAGAACAGCTATATACCTTTGTTCATACCTTGGTTTGAAGATTCAGGGAGTACAATGCCTTATGATGGGTTTGAACTAACTGATTTTGATAGTGGATTATGGGGCAACGAAGTTGAGATAAAGAGAACCTTTAAACTAACTAATGATCAAATGCAATGGCGAAGATATACTATTTCAAACACAAGCAGGAATAACCTAAATGCTTTCAAGCAAGAATTCCCGAGTACACCAAAAGAAGCTTTTATTGCTTCTGGTGAGTCAGTTTTTGACAATCAGATACTTGATTTAAGACTGCAAAAGATATTAGAATTCTATAAAACAAACCCACCTAAACGTGGTATGTACCAGTACATTGTAAACAAAGAAGGGATGATAGATCATAAGTCTATAACTTTCGTTCCTAATAGAAATGGGTTAATAACAATATATAATCCAGTACAAAAAGGTTATCCATATGTAATAGGTGGAGATACAGCAGGAGAAGGGTCTGATAAGTTTGGATTGCTTTGCATAGACAATACATCAGGAAAACAAATGGCGGTGTTCCATGGACACATTGCATCAGATAAGTTTGCAGAACAAGCTTATTGCATGGGAGTAAAGTACAATGATGCTTTAATAGCAATAGAATCCAACTTTGACTATGCACCGATATTAAGGCTACAACAGTTAATGTATTGGCACATGTATAAAAGAGAGATAATAGATAGTGCAGAAACTACCGTGCAACAAAAGTATGGGTTTCAAACAACAATAAAAACACGACCAGTTATTATAAACAATCTTGTTATGATGGCAAGAGATGAACCTAATCTTTTCAATAGCCCTGCAATGATTGGCGAAATGATGGAATTTGCCTATGATAAATCAAGGAAACCAACGGCTAATCCCGGCAAACACGATGATTTAGTTATGACAGCAGCGATAACTTATTTCTGTTCAGAACAAATGTGGACGTCAGTAGATACATCCGTTGCAGGGACAGATAATTATGAATATGAAGACGATGATGACGACAATATTAAAAGCGTAGGGGGGCTGTATAATTATTAAAACTTGACATTGAGTTCTGTATGTGCAATACTGGTACTTGTAATGACGTCTTATTGTCACCAGATGATAGGACCACATCATTAAAAAGCGAGGTAGCCATGGTAAGCACAGGCGTAATGATAATAATGTTATTGATATTTATAATCGCTATAGGAGCGTCATTCTATGGCGGTTTTTTTATTGGGAAAAAGACTGTACAACCAGTGATAGTAAAGCATAACGAACCTTTGAAACAAGAGGCACAAGAGAATCCCGTACTAGAAGAAGGCAACAAGCAAACATTTATGGATAGGATATATGACCTGATAGAAGACATGGCATACAGAAAGAAAAAGGAAGAAGGTAACAAAGAAGTCAAAATGGTAACTACTGTAGATGGTATATCAAAGCCTGAAAACAATGCGTATTAAAAAGGGGTAACGTAAATGGGATGGTTCAAAAAAGATAAAGACGAAGAACTAGAAGAAAAACAGAACCCTAATTCGGAAGAAGAAGAAATACACGTAGCAGGTGTTATTGAAAACAAGGTAGAATCCGAAGGTGGAGTAAGAGAGAAGATAAAAACTAATTGGAGTGACGAATATCTTTGCTTAAAAGGGCTCCAATGGGACATGTCCCAAGCCCCAAGAAGCGCAGACAAGAAATCAAAGAGATATAACATAGTATTGAATGTGTGTTTGCCAACAATAATGAATATAGTAGATGCACTAACAGCATCAACACCAGAGGCAGACGTAAGTGGTAGAGATGCTAGTGATAAACAAACAGCATTGAAGCTAAGTGACCTTATATCTTTTATATTCTATAGAAACGTATTTGAAAAGCAATGGAGAGATATAGTTATGCAAGGAGTCCATTACGGACCATTCATTGCATCAGTCGAATGGGACCCAGACTTTATGGGAGGGTCAGGACCGTCACGATGGGTAGGAGAAGTTTCTACTAAATGTGTCAAAAAAGACGAAATATTCTTTGACCCTGCAATAATTGACCTTGAAGAAAACCTGCAAGACTGTAGATATATACAGCAAAGATATAGAAAATATTTAAGTTATATTAAAAATAGATGGGATAACGGGAAGTATGCAGTCGCAGATGTTCAAGATATCGGATTGCTTCCATTTCTTATCGAAGACACAGATGTAGAAGAAGTAGTAAGCAAAAGAGCAACAGTAATAAAGCAATGGGAACGTGGAACTCCTGCTTTTATATCAGAGGAAGACAAAGAAAAGTATTTAGACAAAGCGGCAAAAGCAACAGACAGCTACAAAAAGAAAATGTATGAAGATATGGCAACTGGGGAACTAGAAGGTATACATTGCTCTTATTCAGTAGGAACCGTATTTCTTGAATATAATCCTTATGTTTATGAAGATGGGCTATATCCATTTGCCTATGCAGTGTTGTATCAAGACGAAAAGAACCCTTATGGTTATGGCGAAATGAGAAATATTGTACCAATACAGGTAGCATATAACTTCTGTGCAGAGATAGAAATGGCATCAGCAGCAGTTGAAGGATTAGGTGGAGGATATTACAACAAAGGGTCTATCTCTAAACCACAGCATGATGAAATGATGGACACCGCTTATGTACACGGAGCATGGCATGAAGTAATGAGCAAGGATGGGATGAAATCCAAAGAAGGAACACAGACACCTCAAAGCCTTGTATTGTTTAAAGACTTCTTAAAACAGAACATAGACACGGTTACACAGAACACAGCAATACAACAGGGAGTATCACCAGGAGCAAATGTTCCTTTTGCATCAATAAAAGAACTAGGAACTAGAGCAGATGTTAGAAACAAAGGTAAGATGAATATAATTGAAAGACTTATGAAACAATATATGCCACTGATCATAAGCAGGATAGGTCAGTTCTATGATGACGAAAGAGAATATAGAATACGTGGAAACAAGAGTATGGCAATAAAGACGGTTATATATGACGGTATACAGCAACTTATCGAGTTAGAAGACCCACAGAAACAATTAGCAGGAATGATAGAAATATTAGAACAGATGAAGAACATGGACCCAAATTCGGCAGATGAATACGGATCTTTCAGTAATAAGGAAATGAAAAAGACTTGGATAAGAAACGAAGATGAAAAAGGCGAACCTGACTATGTAGCTAAAGAAGAAGAATATATAGCCGACTATGATGTAAAAGTTAAGCTATCAGACGAAAGACCAACGAGTAGAAACTATTATGAACAGGTTGCAATGCAAATGTTTGGGATTGCATTAGGACCTAAAGCTTTTTGGTCTACTCTCGATTCGGGTAAATTTCCGCCGGTTGATGAGATACTTCAAGAGCTTAAAGAACTTCAACAACAGTCTGAACAAACAACGCAAACCCCACCACAAACTAGCACACCTCAATCAGGAGGTGGCAATGGGGGCGAATAAACAAAAACAAGATTTTTATTCACAAGAAAGAGAAGAGAAAATTTACGGATATTTAAACGATTGTAAAATGTTAAATGCAATGTGATTGACACCAAGTCACATGCAAATATAGATTTAGAGGAGATACAAAATGGCAAAAACAGTTGAGACACCAACGGCTGATGATAAAGGATTAAAACCGTTTCAGGATTTTACAAATGATGTAGAACCAGAAGTAGAAGATGTTGAAGACGTTGAGGAAGAGGACACAAACGAACCCGAAGACGTTGAAGAAACAGAAGAAGTTGAGGATGATTCGGTTGACACAGAAACCGAAGAAACAAAAGAAGAAGACGGGTTCCTTGAAGTAGACTTTTTGAAGAAAAAGAAAAAGTTGACTAAAGAAGAAACCATAATGAACGCTCAAAAGGGGCTTAATTACGATCATGTAAAAGAGGAGAATGATAGCCTTAAAGAAAAAGCTGACCGGATAGAACGTGAACTGAATGAAATCAAACTCAAACAGGCAGAACAGGAAATTACTAACGGCAAAGAAAGTTTGAGAAAAGAATTAACGAAAGATGGATATTATACAGATGAAGAAATAACAACTAAGATCAATAATAATCCTGCTTTCAAACAGATGGAAGAACAGAACAAACAAATTCAGGAAGAATCACGAAGAAGTCTAATGGTAGCTAAAAGAGCAACCGAAGTAAAGTCTCTTGAAAGTAAACCTTTTTATAAAGACGTGAAAGCGGAACTTGAAAACTTGATACAGGAACCTAAGAACGACAATTTGACAACTTCATTTATGTATCAGTTTCTTGTTGGCAGGTTAATAGACGAAGGCAAACTAGGGGATCTTAATAAAAAAACTAAACAATCAGCAATAGCCGACTATCAGGATGAAGCAAAACGCAAAAGAAAAATCACTAGCGATAATGTCGATGAAGAAACAATAGATGTTGCAAATGTGCTTAGTGCAAAAGGAAAAGCTTTAGCAGAAGTAATGGGAGTAGATACCAAATACTTAGCTAAATACAAAACAAAACAGCTTAAAAGGAAAGGATGATAAATAATGAAAGGTTTTAAATGGACTAAAGATTTTAATGGGCATCCGAATGTGATAGAAGATACGTATTATGTTCCTGATGCAACAGCAATAGAAAAGGGCGAACCTGTAAACTTTACGCAGGGAACGGGAATTATAGTGTTAGCTGCACCAACAACTCTTGCAGCTAGAATAACAGGAGTTTCTACACTTGAAAAAGTAGCAAATGATGGGGTAACTTCCCTTACTGTATCAAACTCTCCTACAGCAGTTTATAAATACCATTGTAATAAGGCTTATACGCTTACAGGTGGAAGTACTACTACAGCAGTAGAGTCCAGCTTACAGCCTAATACAGATGATGTATGGATAGGTGGAGCAATAGAGATAGTTACTTGCGCTGCTGATTCTGACTTGATAGGTAGACACGTTACCATAACAGATTCAGATGGGGGCACTGGTACACTTACTCTTGCTGAAACATTACCTGCTGCGTTAGCGTCTGGTGACACGATACACTTGTGTCCAGGATATATGTTGAAGGATAGTGTAGTATTCGATCTTACATCAGATTCTATGGATGTAGATTTTGATTCTGATGGCGGTAGTGTTATGAGGATAGTAGGCTCAAATCCTGATACGATGGACATGTTTGTGCAATTCGAGGCAAGCGAAGTAAACGTTTAAACTAAACTTTAGGAAAGGATGATATAAGATGAATAAAGGCGATTTTATAGAACTAGAAGGGACAATAAGGAAAAAGATGGATGCATTTTATAAAGGTCAAGCAAAGAAAGATTACATCACACCACTTTATAACGTTATCCGTAAAAATGCCGGGCAGTTTTCAGACTATACGATAGGAGCACCGGGACAAATGGTAAATTGGGATGGTTCCGTTCATTACGATGACTTCGTTGGTGGATATAAGGTAGATTATCGTGCAAAGAAAAAGGACATAGGACTACAAATTCCTAAGAATATGTGGGAAGACAGTGAGTTTGAAGCAATCAAAGAACGTACAGGGAATGTTTTGCTTGGTGTACAAAAGACGCTGAACCGAGATAGTGCTTATGCGTTTAATCATGCAACGGATTCAACTATAACCGGACCTGATGGTTCTCCTTTAATAGGAGCAACGCATTATACGGTTCCAGATGCAGATGCACAAAACAACTTGTTTTCAGGGAAACTCTTGAATTATGAGGACTTAGAATACATACAACTGAAAATGGAAGGTTGGAAAGATGATCGTGGAGATGACATGCTTATTGATGGTAACTTTATTGTAGCAGGTAGACAGCAAAGGAAAAACCTTCAAAAGCTAATCGGATCTAACAAAGAAGCCTATGTAGGCGATAACACTATGAACGTAGACAGCGACATGGAGTATTTCATTCACCCGTTGATCAGAGGCAAAAGGTTCTTTGTTTGTAATAAAGAACTTATGTTAGGCGGCGGCGGCTTGAATTGGTTTATGAGACAAGATCCTCGTAACCTCGAAAGAGATGGCGGAGCAGCATCCGGCGACTTTAATACTGAAATGCTATCTTGGAAAGCAGTTGGGCGTTATGACATAAAATGGCATAACTGGTTTTTCATAGCAATGGGTACTGGCGAATAAAAGTAAATAAAATATTAATGGGGGAGATTCAGTTCTCCCCTGCACTTTAGAAAGGGTGTGTTAATATGAAAAAGGGAATTACGCATTACAATGGGTTATCTTCACTAAGAGGATATTTTCTAGGTCCTAAGGGGAGAGAAACATCATTTTTAGGAGACGGTGATTTATTCACCGCTTTCTATGTAGACGGAAACGCAGGATCGGATTCAGACGATGGTAAGTCTTGGGCTACTGCTGTTAAGACGGTTGCACAGGGGATAGCTTTATCAGATGATGACATTGCTAAAACTAACCATGGGGACAGACGTAACAGACTTTATATCAATGGTGGAGCGTACACAGAAAGCCTTGTAAGGTTTCCTGAAAAAACTGACATCATAGGTGTAGGAGTTACCGATTATATTGGTAAAGCTAAACTGATAGGTGTTCAAGTTCCTACTACTGCTGTTTCAAGTTGCAGATGGATCAACATGGCTTTTCAGAATGTAACCGCAGCAGAAACAGTAAAACTTGCAGCAGGAAATCACGGGGCTTCATTTATTAATTGTGACTTCTTAGGGAACGGTACAACTACTGTAGGACTAAAAGTTAGTGACAGTTTTCATTTAGAAGTTAATGGCTGTGAGTTCTATGGTAATGGAGATGACAACCTTAAACAGTTGATTGGTATATCTATTGCGGGGACGACAAACAACCAAAACATTAGAATTGTTAATAACTACATCAATGCGGCAGTAGGAATAACTATTGCTGATAGCAACAATGTTAGTGGAGTGATTGACAATAACGTTCTAGATGTAACTACTTTAGCTATTGACGAGAACGCAGATCTTATGATTGTTTCAAACAATACTTGGATAAGTGCAGCAGTTGTAGCTAGTTCGTACGATCTTGCTGTTACTAAATCTGTTAACAATCTGGCAACTGGTTCAGATGCAACTAGAGCAGTTCCACAGGTAGAAGCACCAGAATAAGATAAATAATGTAGGGGGTGTAATAGCCCCCTTTTGACTATGAAGGAGAAAGAAATGGGGAAACAATACGATTTAATAGATACAGTAGATTATCTTTTATACGATATATTATTAGAGCTGAAGAAGCTTAATAGCAACTCTAAACCAGAAGAAATTATCTCGATAGTAAAACCAGTAGTAAAGGCAGTAGAAAAACCTATAGTAAAGGCTAAACCTAAACCAAGAAAGAAAAAAGCACCAGCGATATGTAAATACTGCGGCAAAGCACATGAACACCCTTGGGAATACATGCAGTGTGCTAAGAAGTACAAAAACAAAACAATATAAATCAGAGAAAGAGAGAGTGATTATTATGTTTTTACAGGCAATGAGTAGGCTGACAAATAAAGGAGAGAATGTTTTTTCAAGAAAAGGTGCATTAAATGTTTGCAGTTCTGAATCAATAGGGTTATATAATGGGACAGTAATGTTAACTGCGGCAGACCCAAACTATCTAGTTACAACTACAG